CTAACTTATTTGTGCAACACTTATTGCCAACTTCTACAACGTCCCCGTACGCAACGACTTCTGCTACTTTATTTTTCGGATTGAAATTATAGTAATTAAAACAGTCTGCTGCTTTTCTGCAAAAGTGCATCCCACGTCCGCATCTTACCGGTGTTATATCTTCTTCGAATTTCCCAGGACAAGTGTATTGCTTTGTATTTCCACAAGGACTACATGTCCAGTCCTTATTAAAGACTTTGTATCCTCTAACAAATTTATCCATTTCTTAATTCCTCCACTTTTTTTCTTAACTTTTCAGGCATTCTCGTTTTATCGACAGATGTTTCAAGAAAATTTACTACCTTTTGATCTTCTTTACTTTTATCTATCATCCTCTTATTTACACCTTCCAGTCTTTCTGATTCAGAGTTTTTGTTCACCTGTCGGATGAGTTCTTTTATTCCATCCGGAAGTTTCTGAATTTCTTTCTGCCTTTCCATTTCTGTCCTGTAATTCCTCATGAAATTCGACGCTCTGACTTCATGATTCGGATTTTCTTCAAGTGCCCAGTCTCTCAGCTGACTTGGACGACCCACAGCTTTTTGAATTAAATTCGGGAGTTTTTCAAATTCTTCCATGTAATTCAACCCGCTTCTGTTGACAGCTTGTTGAACTATTGAATACGCCTCTTGCTCATTCAATTCTTTTGGACGAGTTATTAGATTGATTTTCTCAATCAGTTGTCCAGGAGACGGGGCGAACCCCCTGGTTTCCGTCCTGACGTAAGCGATCAAAGCCATTTCAACATCCGAATATCTAAAGTCCTGTAAAATCATGTTCCAGGTATCTAGTGTAAACGTCTTATTTTCAATATGAAAATTCGGAAAAACGGACTGTATTGCCATAAGGATTTTTTTTGTCTCATCTCTCGTCATGCTTCCATCCACCCGCTGAATTGCTGCTCTTCCTTTTTCTTTCTCCCGTTTCCTTGATATTTTGAATAATTCAAAACAGAAACAACGGTTCCCTCTGGCATTACCGAAGTCTGGATCATATCGTTCCTTTTCAATAACTCAAGAAACCTCTGAACCTTTCCGCGACTCCATCCCCAACGATCTGCCAGTTCGTTCGAAGTAGTAAACAAACTCCCACGGTAGATCATAAAAACATTGTTTCCGATCACTTTCTTTTTGTCTTCTCTGTTCGCAGTAAGAACAAGATCCATGAAAGCCCTTGCTTTGTCATACGGTTGTTCTTTCCATAACCAGTGATCCATAATCTGTCTGTGAATTTTTACCCATCCTGTCATTTTGTTCACCCCTTTCAAGAATTCTTCCAAATCATCCACGACAAAGAATACGCACAAGAAACTTATCAAGAATGTGAAAAATATATCCTTTGGCAAATACGCATATTTCCAGAACGGCTGTATGATAACTGCTGCCAAAATGGAAATTATGATATTCTTTACCATGTAACCGCCTCCTAACTGAATGGAAGTTCATCATCTATGCCGTCCGGAATTTTCATAAATCCATTGTCTTTATCTTCGCCATACGGTGAAATTTCTGGCTGCCGATTGCTCTCCTGCTGATTAATTGCTTCTGATCTACTTTGTGCAATCTCATGTTCCTCAACAACAACATCTGTGGTATAGACTTTCTGACCATCTCTGTTTGTGTAGCTTCCTGTCTGGATTCTTCCTGAGACAGCGACTCTCAAACCTTTTGTGAAGTATTTCTCGGCAAATTCAGCAATTTTTCCGAATGATATGCAGTTAATAAAATCCGCTGTAGCTTCACCGTCTTTCTTAAATTTCCTGTCGACTGCCAGTGTATATCTGCATACCGCCATGCTGTTATCTGCGCCACTGTATCTAGTTTCCGGATCCCTTACCAGTCTGCCGAGCATAATAACTTTATTCATTTTCTTCTGCCTCCTCGATTATCACTTCTACTCTTGGGTTTTGTTTGTCAATCGCAAATTCAAGAGTAGGAGTCAATACATCATCATAGCCATCATTGCGGATAACTTTACATTTCTGTAAGGCATCCTCGAACGATTTGATAAAAGCTGATGCCGTGTTCATGCGATCATGCATCTTATTTTCTACAAAAAATGCATAATGGATAATTACAGGTTTACAAATTTGAATACCATTCAACTCTTTACTCAACTTAATGAATTTTGCACACAGTGCATCGTTTCTGTTTTTTACAGGATTTCTATATTTCTTTGTCCGGTAATCGTATATCTTACCGGACAAAAGTTCATTTAACCCGCTCTTAAACCCTTTTACCGTCACATGGTATTTCACTTCTTATCACCTTTTTCTTTCTCTTCTTCCTCGGCTTTCATCAGTTCGGAAATCTGGCTCACTGTCTTCGGCTGCTCAAACCAGTCAGACACGGTGGTTTCTTTCTGATTGATACCGTTATAGATGCCAATGTAATCAGAAACTTCTTCTGGTGACATTGCTTCTACCTTGTGATTCAGACGTTTTTCAAGCATCTCCTGAGTGACACCTTTTTTCTGGAAGTAGACAACCAACTGCTTGATACGGTCTGCAAGTGGCATGTCATTTCCACCGGCAAGCGTTTTCTTGCACTCTTTGATGCAGTCTTCAACCAAATCTGGTGGAAGAATAGCCAAAATCCTGCTTCGAAGTCTTCTCGCACCCTCGTTTGCCGTCTTTTCATAGATATCTCTCTGTGATGTCAGCTTGTTGGTTCCATACTTTGTTTCTCTCACATGTTCAACTGTGAAATTCTGACTTGAAACCGTGTTTGTTTCCAGATCCCATGCATACGCTTGCATTTCAGATCTTCCTTCTTCATGAGACAGTTCCTTAATTCCGTAGTCCATGTTTCCGTAGCAGCGACTCATCTCCTCAGCAAATCTAATGGTTACTCCGTTTACTGTTTCTTTTCCTCTCGGGTAACTAAAAAATGCTTTCTCCGCAAATCCTTTTCTCTGGCAAGCCTGAATCGCAGCTGCATAACAAGCTGTATAGTTTCGTGGAAACTGTTTTGCCAGTAACAGTTTTCCTTGCGCTTCTGTAATTGCCCGGCTTGATTCGATAGCCACAGCTCCCTGGTTCACATCTCCATATACCGGTGTCATTTTGTTGAATTCAACAATTTCGTTTGCCATTTTCTTTCCTCCTACTCAAATTCTTTCTGTAACCACTTCGGCAATCCGAGATTCTGAATATCTCCAGATTCACCCATGTAGCCGTACCAGTTGTCTGTTACCTTGCACTCATGGTAAATGTCCATCAGGTCATGGAATAACTGTTTTCCCTCTTTCACCATGAATTCATCCGCTTGCAAAATATTGATTGCATACGGCTCTTTCTTTTCCTGTGCGATAAACAGGAAGATTGCATCCTGACCGGTGTTCGCTTTGTACCCCTCAAGATACATACCTGCTTGCAGATCGTATCCATATTTAATCGCTGATGACCGGAATGCTTCTGTTTCTGCATTGTCTGTAGTCTTATAATCAACCAAAATGTGTTGATCTCCGATCACTACAATGTCGTCCGGTCGGCACTTGCACTCTTCTCCCGTTGCCTCGTCTGTCCAAAAGAAAGAGATTTCGTGTTCTCCCTGTAATAACCTGTCGGCGAACTTGTTTTCGTGAACAACTGCTGCCGTTATCATAATTTTTTCAAATTCATCCTTTGAGATTAAATCTTTTCCTGCGTTTTCTGACAAGAATGCTTCATATTCTTCTTTTCCGGCTTTTGTTCGCCGATTAATATCCGGCATTACAGCGAACTCTTCGTAAAAACTTTCTTTTTCAAGAACGTACTTATGACACGCTCTTCCAAAAATCAGTGAAGGTGTTTCACGTTCTCTATTTTCCATTGCCCATTTAAAGTGCAATGGAGATTTCGTGATTTTGAACAGGTCTGATTTGCTGATTGCTGGATGGGACCGGTACTCACTTTGTGGTATCTTTACTCCTGCCATATCACAACTCCTTTACAAATGTCTGGCACTCTCTTTCCTCACCGATTTTGATTGCCAGTTCATTGACCCTGTTTTTTTCTGCATCGGTACTAAATCTGTACGTTCCGTATGGAATTTCCAGTTTACCGAATACCATTATGATTTGTGCCATTTAAGCCAACCTCCTATATCCATCTCTCATACACTCCGGACACAACTTTTCGTTGTTGATCTCGTAATATACATTCCCGGGGTGGATTTCTTCACCGCAGCTATCGCAGTAGATTCTTTCTTCTTCGTCATCCGATCCCCAGTCGTTGTCTAATTCATACAAGTGCCACAACCTCCCCTTTATTTGTCAGAATAGCTCTTTTCGTGCCATCTCTTCTTATTAAATGGAGATACAATGAATCCTGATGAACTGCTCTCCATTCTTCAGGATTCATATTTGCTGTGGAAACGATCATTTTCTGATCTTCATTTAACCCTCTCATGTTACCTCCTGAATTTATCTATAATCTTTACGTATCTAGTGATTTTGTGAATGATTTTCAAATAAAACTCTGTCTCTTCTTTCAGCATCCATTCTTTCTGATTCAGGTAATGTGCTGACACGCATTTCTTTTGCTCCAGTGTCAGCCGTTTCCCCGGACTCATTCAGCCTCCCAGATGATACGCTCTGATCGTTTTATAGCTTTTAGGGCATTAGGGCAATGCGGTTTGATTACTTTTACAATATCGAATTTTGAATCAAAACTGCTTTTTCCTGTTTTAAAATCCATATCATTAAGGTCGCACCAGCATTTATTAGAAAGTAAAAATTGTTCTCCGGAGAATTCAGCAATTAAAAACCGTTCTCCACTCCTTAATTCAACCACCATACCGTTTTCCAGTTCCGGCATATCCTTGTGTTCTGGTTCACTCTCTTCTGTTTCCGTGCTTTCCGGTTCTTCTTCCTCTTTCCAAAATTCTTCAAATGCTTCTGCTGGCCATTTGAAAAGTTCTGCCCCCTCCAACTTGTAAATATTCGGTTCCGGATTAGCGGATATTCTCATTTTCCTTCCACAGAAAGGTTTCATAACATCGAATATCGCTTTGTTCGGCGCTAAAATAATCTCCATAGAAAACATTTCATTCATAAAAGATCCAAAAAATGAGTCTTTCGGCGGTTCTGGTGCGAAGTTTTTCACATCATACTGTTTCTTCATATCTTCCCATGTTCTAACGGTTACTTCTTCCCCAACTTTAAATTTTCTCATTCTTCTTTCCTCCCTAAAAATTTATTCACAAAGTACAGTTGTCCACGACCTGTGATTTTGGTCGTCCGTGTGATTCTGATAGAACCATCTGGATTCTGTACGTTGCTTTCTTTCACCTCAAACAATCCCTGTTCAAGATATCTTTGTGTTGGCATGTTTCTTGACGAACCACATTTCATCAGATAACCATTCTGTCTCAGCCATTCGAACAACCGTTTTTGCCCAATCTGGTAACCGTTCTGGCAAATCAGTTTTGCCAAGTCACCGACAAGGATTGATGTTTCACTGGCTGATACGGCATCAGCGAAAATAGTCTTCGGTCTGTCCTGTTCAATCTTCTGTTCGAGCAGATGATTGTTTTCTTTCAGTTCTTCAATCTGTTTGTCAGCGATTTTCAGTGCCCTTGCCATCACCTGTTCCGGTGTGTTCCAGGCTTTTTCCAAATCAATCAGGTATTGCCTGCACTGTTTTCCTTTTTCCGTCCTACTCATTAGACAGATGTGTTTCGCCATATCTACAGTCAATGAGTAATCTTGCAGTTCCCTTTTCTGAATTCCACCATTGTTTTGAACCTCCGTACCTATGAGTACGCTGGTGTAATCTTCTTTTTCGGAAAACCCTTGTGAGTTGCTTTCGAACCACGCAGAGAATCTTTTACTGATTCCCAAATTTTTATATAACTCTCTCGCTGATATCCTCGGCTCGTCAGATTCGTAGCTCACTTTGAGCAATTCATCCATATATTCTCCTTTCATGTTTTTGTAAAGTTAAATATTTTGAACTTTTAGAGTAAAAAAATAATCCTGGATATCTTCGTTTGAAAGTTCGAGCAATCCTACCGCTCTGCAAATCTCGTCCTGTTTCCACGCTCGTCCACCATTAAGTTTTAACGACATTGTACGTTCAGACAGATTCATAGCTTTAGAAAACTCGGTTTGTGTTCCAAATTTTTCCACGATTTTTCCTCTTAACTTACTATAATCAAAAGCCATATTTTCACTCCTTTCTGTTTTATAAGTTCAATTCTTTGAACTACTTGTAGTATATATCCGTGAATATCATTTGTCAATATAAAAAGTTAAAATTTTTGAATTTTTATGTTTTAACTGTTGAACTTTTGTTCAAATTGTGGTATATTCTTACTTGAAAGGAGGAAAAGAAATGAAGTGTTGCAGTACAGCAGACAGATTAAAAGAAATCATGCAAAAGCGGAACTTAAAACAGGTCGATATATTGAATAAGTCGTTGCCATTTTGCTCTAAGTACAACGTAAAAATGAACAAATCAGACATTAGTCAATATGTATCTGGAAAAGTCGAACCCAGTCAAGAAAAGCTTGTTATTTTAGGAATGGCATTGGGTGTTACTGAAGCATGGCTTATGGGATTTGATGTTTCCCCGATGAGGAAAGATACCGTTTCCACTGCCGAAAGCGATTTTGACATCTATTACAAATATTCTTTGCTGGATGATAATGAAAAAGAAATCGTTATAAGTTTTATTGATTCTCTTTTAGCGAGAAAAAAGAAATGAGGTGCTACCCCCATTTCTCTAAAAAAAGTTTTATGAATGTATGCAGGTATGTAATAGTACCTGCATTTTCAATTTTATCAATCATATCAATCAGCTGCAACTTTAATTTTTGACTGTTCTCATCCACACAAATCCCTCCCAAAATCCAGCACGACACTCAGTAGCGATACAAAAATTATAGAACGTGTGTTCTATTTTGTCAATACTATACTGTTTCTTTCCGGTTTTGTTCCGGTTTGTCGAACGTTTTTTCAAGAACTTTGCAGATATCTCTTGCCAGTTCTGTTGCGCTTTGGTACATTTGCAATGGAATAATGTTAAATGCACTATTTTTATCTCTAGGTATAAAAGTTTGGAGATATGCACTAATCTGAATAGTGTACTCTTTCTCACCAATTATCGGGCGTAATTTAAAAAAATCTCTTATCGTCTGTGTTAAGTACTCCTGCATATTGTCTACCTCCATCTTTTAATGATGTAGATATTATACATCTGTATTTCAAATATGTATTTGGTGAAATTTTGTTGATTACACACATAATTTTT